CTTCGGGCTGCCGGATCTTCGGGTGCGGCTTGAGCGCTGCTGTAATCGTCTGGCCCACCTGTTGGGGTGTAGCCGCCCGGCTTTATGTAATTGCCGGTCGAACCGACAACGTCCGGGTATGTAGAGCCGCTGCTGGTCATGTTCGTATTCTATCTGCCTTAATACACTCTGATCGAAGAGCCACCGGTGGTCCAACGTCTTAGTGGCGCAAGGTAGTGAATTGCATAGCCCAAGGCATCAACAGGTCCGGACACGTCATCTTTACCGCCAATTCCTTTTTCTGGTTTTCCTGTCTTCGAGTAAGCCTGGGTTTCCATGCTCTTGATCAAGTATTTGCAAGAGTTGTGGACCTTCAGCCGGTTCGCCAGGAGTAAGACGTTGATGCTGTTAATCCTGTCTTCGATTGCGGGGTTGCTGTTCTGCGATTTCACGATGAAACCGCCTTTCTTCAGCAGCGATAGATCCGATTCAGCTGCGTTGGTCGTTGACCTTTGACGGCTGGCAGCGTCGGGAACAACTACCAGATTCCCATCAGAGAGTTGACCGGGAAACTGCTCCTGAAGGAATTTGACGGTGGCCGGTGTGTCTTTGGGATACGCCTCCCCAATGACATGAAATTCGTCGCCCCGCCGGAGGATGAACATGCAAAAACAGGCTCCGACGTTGAAATCAATTCCGACAAAAATTCTGTCTTCGCGGGAGATTTGTTCGTCCGTCCAATGAACATCACGGTCGAACGGATGGTAAACACGGACTGAAGATAACAGCGTGAATTCGCCATTAACGTAACTTGCAACAAGAGCGGGATCATAGTTTTGATAGAGCGATTCGACGAAACCCTCTGGCAGGTGGGGGTTGTCGGTCGTTTTGGCTTTAATTAGGCGCCGGTCCTTGTTGTCTGCTCCTTCGACAAATAAGTTATACATAATCTTGTATCCTTCAGGCGTTGATGCCATCGACAGCTGTGGAGTGTGACCACCACGGAGTCGGGCTAAGAACATTTCGACCGCTTTTTGTGATACTTCTAAGGGAGAAGTATCTATTTCGTCGACGTAAATCTTGCTAAGGTTTTGTCCACGAATCCGGTTCCATGTTTCTGTGGCTCTACATAAGAGTGTGGTGGAGCCAGCGGGTGTGTGGATCACATACTCGGGCTGAGGAGATACTCGAAAGTCATGCTCGATCTCCATCTCCTCTAGGAAGTCGTCGAAGCTCCTCATCCAAACGTCCCTGAGCAAGATGTGGGTGGGCTCAAAGACCGCCATCACCGTGCCGGGGTTGTGCATGGCGTCGTAGACCACCTTGCAGCAGAGAGCGCGGGTCTTGCCCGCACCAAAGCCCGCGCAGAGGCCCAGGATCAGCGTGTTGCTGTCTTTGACGAAGTCTTCTTGGGCCGGGAGGAGGCCCGTCGTGATCTTTTCGATGAACTCCTCTGGATCCAGCTGGCAGCGGGTCTTGAGGCCGGTGGGCTTGGCCAGTAGACCGCCGCTGGGGACGTGATTGAGGATGCTCATAAGGGAAAACTAACGGGGCCGGGGTAGGTTGCTAGACGTGACTCGGCTAAGGCGTTGCAGCAGACGGAAGAGAAGAAATATCCCGCCACGCTGTGGCTTTGTTACCGGGGCGTCAGGTATCGGCCTGCAGCCCTTCAGCTGTTCATCAAGCGTGGGGGATGGGGGCCGGTAGAACAAGAAGAGCATTCGTGGAGAGTTACCAACCTTTGACTAAAGCGGTGATAACTAGGGCAATGGCCGCATAAGTCGCCCAAACAATGGGGCCGTATGCCACAGCAGCGGCTAACGCTAAAAACGGCAACACAACGAGGATGGGGACAGACAATGAAAACAAAGCCGCTGTGCCTAATCCAGAGGCAAAAGACCAATCAGCGGCCTTTGTTGCTTCCCACTCGGCCTTGCTGCCCCGGTTGTAGTAGCGCTGCCTGGCTGCGGCGTGCATCAGCCAGCCGCTGCTGCCTATTCGTCTGGGGAGTCTTCCTGGCATGGCTGTAGTGGGGGTAGGGAGAGGGGGAGGGGCCGGTCGTCTTTACCCCTCTTAACTACCTAACTATATAGGAATACTTAGCTCGGTCAAGGAATGACCCCCTATGCCGCCCGCCCGCGCACAAATCGCTTGGTAGGGGGCACGGCATGGCCTGCGTACCTGCATCTTCCACAGGTACGCAGACACTGGACAATCGCTGCAGCACTGCGCCGCAATTGATCTGCGCTATCTGTTACTGAGTCCAGAAAATAATGCTGGACTCATTAACACTTAGGCCCTGAACGCTCGTTATTAGCCCCTGTCTCCTGCGCTTAGGGGGTGCCACGGGGGCGCGATCTCTTAGAGACTGCAGCCGGTCGATGGTCGATAGCCCCGCCTGTAGCCCTGCCCTGCCGCTAGCCCTGCCTGTAGCCCTTGCCCTGCTGCAGCGTTGCCCTGCTGCTCAGACCTTGTTCTGGCCCGTCAGCCCGCCTAGCTCCCCTAGCAATCTCATTGCGCCGATCGCATTGCTCATTTGCCGGGTGCTGATGCTCTCCTTAGCCACGGCCTCAGCCATTTCAATCATCATGCTGGCCAGATCCTGGCGGTCGATCTTTGCCGCGTCCTCTCTGATTGCCTCTCTGGCGCATTTGATCCGGCTATCTGCTGTTCGTTCTGGTAGACCCCACTTCTCGGCTAGTTTCTGGCGGATCTGGTAGGCGGTATTGAACGCCACCAGCTGCTCTCGGCAGAAGTTGATCTGCTCGGCAATCAGTAAGGCATTATGGCCCGGGGCTTTCTTTGTGCTCTTTCTCTTTCCTGAGACTTCCTTCGGCACTGCCAGATCGACCTAGGTAAGCCAATATTAACGCGCAATAAAAAACCCGGCCGATTGGCCGGGCTAGGTGATCAAGCGGTGGCGGGTCAGAAGTCGCCGTATGGATTGCCTCGCTCGTCTAGATCGGTTCGGCAGGTCGCCCCGGCCGCAGTGAACCGGTCGGTTTGATGCCATCGGGTTATGGCCCAATCGCCCCATAGCTGCGCGTCACTGAGTCGATTGAACTGCGGGCTTTCGTACCAATAGACCTGCCTCTCCCCCAAGTACGGTTGTTCAGTTCTGATGGATTGCTCCCGGATCATCACGCGGAATCCATCCTCTCCCGTTAATTCTTCAACGGTAAGAACCGCAGTTAATCGGTAAGGAGAAGCTGAACCCGGTCTACATGATCGATGCCAGACTGTTTCAGACTCCATAGAAGAAAGCCCGCGCCAGCTGTAGACCTCTCCCCAGCAAGCGGTCTCGCGCTTGCTGAATAGTTCGGCGTTGGTGATAGGGGATTCAGTGATCATGATCAAGCGGTGGTAAGTGTTTGGTGAATCCAGCGCTGGCCTTTGTGATGGCCCGGCCGGTAGATAGAAATAGGGAGTGCCGTTAATCCGTTGCGATTGGCTTGATCGGCTAGGTCAATCAGATCGTTAACTAGAAAGCCAGGCCACGGGCTACGGCGGATCAATACCCTGACCTGATTAGCGCTCTTGTCTGGCAGGGTCTGAAGATCATTAACGGCAACGGCGCCGCAATAAATCCCCCAGTCCTCTCTGACGCCGATAAGTCTGATCTGGCGGGTCATTGAATTGCAGGGTTGTTAGGAGTGTTAGGCGGCAACGCGGCAGGGTTGCCTAAGCAGCAGACCGCAACGGCTGCAGCGGCGATAAGAGCGCGGATCATGCGTTATTGGCGTCTTCTATCGCGGCCGCTTCTGACTCAAACGGTCCTATGGCTTCGCCGTCAGGTAAACAGCCGGGATAACAGGCTTGCCAATACCATCCGTCAGGAAATACTGGTTTGCCGTCCTCATTCAAGTCAGGACACTCACAGAAAAATAGAGTTTCAAAAGAGCCGTAGTCGTTGCCGTCAGGATCAACAAAGCAGTGAAACGTCATTACGCTCCACCCCGGTTGATGACGAAGTGATAACCCGCGTCAGATCGGCCGCCATAACCACGGGCCACGATCCGGAAAGGTTCTGCGCCGTCATAAGTGGTATCGGCGTCTATCGCTTGCATCAACGCTTCTGCGGCGCGGTGGTGATTCACTTCTGAAGTGAAGGCGTGCTCATAGGCGATTGTCTTCCGATAGGTCTTGTTTGAATCGCGCTTGCAAGTAGCGCTGATCCGTGAGCCTTTCGTATCTGTCGGGCCTAAGAAAGCCGTTTCGATGGTTAAGCCGAAAATCATGATCTGAGTAAGTAGTGGATTGCAGTCGGGCTAGGTCAGTCAGCGACGACCTTGTGAATCAGTTGAGGCTGGATCCGGCTGAGCAGTTTGTGGAGTCGGACGGCGTCAGCCTGAGAGCGTTGTGAGCGGGTCTGCCAGCCGTTAGCGGCGCCCCGGAAGGTGAGAACTGAGAAAGTCATTTGCCAGTAGTGGTTGGCTTGAGATCAGTATGAACACTTCTTACCTATCTAGCTAGGTAACTGTATGACACTTCTCCGATTGGCTCCTTAGCCCCTCCCCATATCTAGGAACGCCCGCGCAAATATCACCGATCGCCCCAGCCGTCAACCGGTTGAGCGTACGCAGTCACCCGATCAATCTGTAGGCAACGGCCATGGCATCGCCTAGGCCGGTCGCAGTCGCCGGGGATTCATCTCCCCTAGCCGCCGCGTTAATTATTAAATAGTGACCATCGCTATTTTTAATAATACAAACTCGCTTTGAGTTTGTGTTTGAAATAGCGTCAGGATTGCTATCTAACATAATTCAAACCTCAAGAGAAAAATTGGAGTTTGTATAACTAAAAAGCCGGTCGGATATTCCGCAAACCCCCTGTGTATCCCCTCAGCTATCCGCAAAACCCAGCGAGTTCCTTGGCTTTTTGCAATCCGCAAAACCCAGCGAGTTCCTTGGCTTTTTTTTTGTCTGAAAATCCGCTCAAGACCCGAGGCCACTACACATCGGGTCGTGATTCAGCCGCGGAGTGGACTTACAGCGTCCCACTACAGACGCAAGCCACAGCAGGTCAATCGTCAGGACTATAAACCTTTATTTCGTGCTGCTCCAGTACCCCGTTCTTCTGCCTGTAAATCTGAATCGGACCCTTTAGCTCTGGATATTCCCACTCCTCCATCAGAGCATCCAGCGTGTAATGAACCTCTAAATCATTCATCACTACATCCTTATAGATGTGGTTGCGTTGCCCAGAATGACAGGTGTCGAGTCGGATGTGGGTGTAGCCCTCATAGCTGAGAGTCATCTCAAGAAGGTTGTTCATGTAGGTCATGCCGCCTTAACAGCTTGGTTGAGTTGTTCGTAAAAAAGCTCTAATCGCCGTAAAAACTTCTTCTCTCTCCGCTCCAGCTCCTCCTCATCAATCGTCACCACCTCCGCTTTCCCGGTGGGTCTGCCGATACACAGCACACCCTTTTTGGGTTTGATGTCGTAGGTGTGCTGGAGACCCAAGGAGTAGGCCCCAAGCTGGTCCCAGTAGTTCTCCAGGTAGGTCGGGTTGGCCACCTTGCTCCGCTTGCTGGTCTTGTAATCAAGCAACGTCAGCTCAGGCCATTCAGCACAGAAGCAGAGGTTGTCGAATGTCCCACTAAACCCCTTGGGGTGATAAATCGGGCATTCCATCAACACTGACTCCACAACATTGGCTTCAATCCAGGGGATCATCGAGCGCAGGTAACCACCATGGGCCAGGTG